TGTAGCTAACAAAGAAGCGGCTTTTAACTGGCTTCGTAACAATGGACTAGGAGACATAATCAAAAACGAGATATCCGTGTCTTTTGGTCGTAACGAAGATAACAAGGCAGCTGATTATGCTGCTCTTGCACACGAGCGTGGGTTTCAACCGACACAAAAGTTGAAGGTTGAGCCCATGACTCTGAAAGCGCTAGTCCGTGAGCGTATCGAGGCAGGGAAAGACATGCCGACGGAAATTTTCAACATATTTGTTGGAAATAAAACAACAATAAAAAGGAAACAATAACAATGAGTAAAGAAGGAACCACAAAAGAAGTAATAAAAAAAGAAGAAGGCGCATTAGTAGTCAATATGTTCGAAGCTGATGCAGACAAAGGTGCTCAAAACATAACGCAGGAAGATCTTGCGTTACCATTCTTAAAAGTTTTGATGCCTCTATCTCCTGAAGTTAATAAAACGCATGGTAAATATGTAGAAGGTGCAGAACCTGGTATGATTTTTAACAGCGTCACCAGGGAACTTTTTAACGGCACCAAAGGTATAAATGTATTACCATGTCATTACCTTAAACAATATGTAGAATGGCAAGATCGTGGAACAAGTACTGGTTCACCAGTAGCAATTCACAAAGCAAATAGTGATATTGTGAGTACAACTACTCGCGATAAATCTTTCAAAGATAGATTGCCAAATGGAAACTATCTTGAAACCACTGCTAATCATTTTGTAATTGTTTTAGGGAGTTCGCCACAAACTGCTTTAATTTCTATGAAGTCTACTGGATTAGTAGTTAGTAGAAAATGGCTTACAACCATAATGGGTCTTAAGTTAGAAGGTAAAGATGGCTTATTCACACCGCCAACATATAGCCACATTTATAATCTAAAGACTGTTCAAATGTCTAATGACAAAGGAACATGGTTTGGATGGAGTTATTCTAAAGTTGGTCCTGTTACAGATAGTTCGGCTTATAAAATGGCTAAAGAATTTTCTGAAAGACTTAGCAAAGACGACGTGCAAGTTAAACACGGATCTGACGAATCAAAAAGCGATTCACCATATTAATCATCTAGCGTAAGCTAGATTCCTAGGATTGGGCGTGAAAGCGAGAGTGGAAACGCCCAAGACAAAATTATGAGTATAAAATTAGTAGTGAATAATAAAATGAACGTAAAAAAATTTAGAGATATATTTGTTGGATTAGAAAGAGCTCATGGTGTCACTTATGTAGATAAAAAAGGTGCCGATGGTGAAAAGATTAGAGGTAAATCTTTTGTCCAACGAGAGATGGTTACCAATAAAATGTGGGAAGACCATCTTGAAGGTATTGAACCAAGTCTAGGAATTATTCCAATCAATGATGATAATAAATGCCAGTGGGGATGCATTGATATAGATTCTTATGCAGGATTTGATCATCAAAAATTGATCAATAAAATTAAATTATTAAAATTACCCCTAATCGTATTTAGATCCAAAAGCGGAGGAGCACACGTCTTTTGTTTTACAGCAGTACCTGTTGAAGCAAAATTAATGAGAGATAAGCTTTTATCAGTCAGTGCAGTATTGGGATATGGAGGATCAGAAATTTTTCCAAAACAGATAGAATTAAAATCGCAAGAAGATACAGGGAATTTTCTTAATTTACCATATTTTAATAGTGATAATACAACAAGATACGGCTTTCTTGAAAATGGAAATGCGGCTAGTATGGATGATTTTTATGGATTATACGAAAAAAATGTACAAACTCCAGAACAATTAGAAAATTTAAAAATAGAAAGACCTCCATCAGAATTTAGCGATGGTCCTCCTTGCATTGAATCTTTAACTCAAAATAAATTAACTGATGGTAGAGATAGAGTACTTTATCAGTACATTCAATATGCAAAAAGAAAATGGCCTGAAGAATGGACCAAAAAGATAAATCAATTTAATTATAGATATTTTGTTGAACCATTAGATGACAGAACTATTCAAGATAAGATAAAATTTCACATCAAAAAAGATCTAGGTTTTAAATGTAATGAAGAACCTATGTGTAGTCATTGTGATAAAAAATTATGCAAAACAAGAAAATTTGGTATAGGAGGTGAATCTGTTTTTCCTATCTTAAGTGATTTACAAAAAGTAGAGCTAGATGAACCTTATTATTGGGTAAATGTAGATGGAGAAAGAGTTAAATTAGATGACATCGATTGTTTATTGGAACAAAGGTTGTTTAGAAGATCGGTTGCTAAACAAATAGATAAAAAACCACCTAGAATTACTGTGAAAGAATTTGAGAAGTATACCGATATGTTATTGACAGGAGTAGAAATCATAAAAGCACCTAAAGGATCCTCTCTCATAGATCAATTGCAAGATCATTTAGAAGAGTATTGTACAAATCAAACTGCTGTTCATACAACTAAAGAAGATATTATCCGAGGAAATGTTTGGACACATACCGGTAGACATCATTTTATATTTACCAGATTTTTTCATGGATATTTACAACGAAAAAAATGGCCAGAAAAGCCACAAGTTACACAACAAATGCTAAAAGAATACTGCCACTGTGAGGACGAACGAATGCTTATAGGCAAAAAAAGACCTACAGTGATGATGGTAGATGCATTTGAAAGACCAGAGGACAATTATAAACCAAAAGAATTAAAACCACCGGATCCATATTAATGCAAGAACAGCTTTCTTTCTTTGAAATATCTAGAATAACTAAAAAACTTGATAAACGACTTCTGCAAGAGGTTAAAATAGAAACTATATTGCCTGAATGTCCACCTAACCAATACATATTACATCCAACAGGAGGTTATCATTATTTTTGTGGAACAGCTGAAAAAGGTTCTAAGTATAATAAGGATATTTGGCCCTATATTACTTCAACAATCGTTACAAAAACTGGTATGAAAAGAACTCAGATTATGTCTATCAGCGTTTCAACTTTAAATGGTTATCCCACAGTTAGTTTACTTGATCACAATCATCCCTCAACTTGTCCAAAATTAATGCATGTAATTGTCGGCCGCGCTTATTGCCCTAATGATGATCCAGAGAAAAAAAAATATGTAGCTCACCTACATGATGAAAATTGTGATTATAACTGGAAGTGACAATCATATGGGAAAACCACATCGTAGAAGATCTGAGAAGGATGATTATTATCTATACTGTAAAGAGAATGGTTGGGTAAAATGAGGGATTTACTATTTTTAACAATATTAACAGCAATGTGGATATTTTTAGTATTATGAAAACAATTGTATTAGGACCTCCAGGTACAGGAAAAACTCATACTTTATTAAATAAAGTAGAAGAATATCTCAAGAAGACAGATCCTGATAAGGTTGGTTATTTTGCTTTTACACGAAAAGCTGCCAATGAAGCAAGAGACAGAGCTATTAAGAAATTTAATTTAACCGAAGACGATCTACCTTATTTTAGAACTCTTCACTCTCTTGCATTTAGAAGACTTGGTATAAACAAACAAAATGTAATGCAAAAAACACATTATGAAGATCTAGGTAAAAAGATAAATATTCCTCTCGATTATAATGATTATGATGATGAGGAAACAGGTTTGTTTACGACTAAAAGTGATTACCTTAGAATTATTAATCTATCCAAACTTCGAAACATTACTTTGGACCAACAATTTAATTTAAAAGAGTATAACCAAGATATTGAATATGATAAATTAATTATTATTGCTAATGAACTAGAAAGATACAAAAAAGAATATAATCTTGTTGACTTTAATGACATGGTTTCTAAATTTATTAAATCAGATATTTCCCCTAAATTTGAAGTCGTATTTATTGATGAAGCTCAAGATTTATCATTGATGCAATGGAACATGGCGCGATCCATATGGAATAAGACCCAGGATTCTTTTATAGCTGGTGACGATGATCAAGCAATATTTAGATGGGCTGGAGCAGACGTAGATTCCTTTATTACACAAAAAGGAAAACTCCTAAACCTGACTAAATCAGTCAGGATTCCAAGAAAAATTCATGATTATGCTATTAAAATTATAGAAAGAATTTCTAACCGTTTAAAAAAAGAATGGGAACCTAAAGACCACGAAGGTAGTTTACAAGTGCATGATTATTTTGAAGATGTACCAATGCAAAAAGGAAAATGGTTAGTATTAACTAGAACTCGGTTTCAATTAAAAGAATTAGAAGAAATACTAAGAGAAAAAGGAATTTATTATGAGAATAAATTTAAAAAATGTTACGAAAAAGAAATAGCTGAAGCAGCTGCCAATTGGGAACATTTAAAACAAGGACAATTTTTGCATTATAAGGATATAATAAAAATATCTCAATACATGGGTCCTGCAAAATGGGAAAAAGAAAAACTTCGAGGGTTAGTTAAAGATGGTTTTTATAAAATCGATCAATTAATTGGGGGATATGGACTTCAAACTAAAGCAACGTGGCATGAATGTTTTGATAATGCTGGTGCTAGCAGAATTAATTATATTCGTTCAATGAGACGAAACGGAGAAGAACTAAATAAAGATCCACGCGTTATGCTTTCCACCATTCACAGTGTAAAAGGAGGAGAAGAGGATAACGTAGTTGTCTTACCTGATCTCACTAATAATACACAAAAATCTTATGACAGAAATCCAGATGATGAAAATCGATTATTTTACGTAGCGTGCACGCGCACCAAAGAAAATTTACATATTATTAGACCAAAAAAGGATTACAAATCTTTTCCGATGCCAGACATCGAGGGAATATGAGCGTATACAATAAACAAATCGGTGGCACACATTACAGGAAAATGAAGATACAGCCAAGCAAATTTGTAATTGAGAACCAATTGCTTTTTCCCGAAGGGAGTGTTATTAAATATATCTGTAGACATAAATATAAAGGAGGAAAGGAAGACTTAAAAAAGGCCAAACATTTTATCGATATGATTATAGAGAGAGATTATAAATGATACAGATGCCATTATTTAAACCAGAGACAGAATGGTTACCACCTGATAATTTTCCTGATGTATCAAAATACGACGAGATAGCAATTGACCTGGAAACCAAAGATCCTAATTTATCAAAAATGGGGTCTGGTTCAATTACCAAGAACGGAGATGTTACAGGAATAGCTGTCGCTGTTAAAGATTGGTCTGGTTACTATCCAATTGCTCATGAGGGTGGTGGTAATATGGATCGAAAGAAAGTTTTGAATTGGTTTCAATCCGTTTTAAATACGGATTCTATTAAAATATTTCACAACGCCATATATGACGTCTGCTGGATCAAGACGCTAGGCTTAAATATT